ACAAGTTAAGAGAAGGATGTTAGTCCCACCCAAAACTTGACCCACTGGCATCTCAGCCAGTTACCTACCGCTGAGGTAGGCAATACCATCTCGGCATCACACCTCTATATGAAAGGGTGTTATGCTGTGGCAACTGCTCTTCCGAGCGGGGCGCATCCGGTATTGTGTACCGACATGTGTGAGTTCAGACGTAACGATATGGTCTGACGCACTTCCCCTAGCCCATGTGGTGTTAAGCCAGTGAAGGTAGCCACCACGCGCCTCAACCTGGCGAGTCCTCGTCTTCGCAATCAAGCGTCGACGTGGTTCGCAAGGAACTACGAGTTGCGTGATGCTTTCCAACTCATGGCCCCCCCAAAGCTGTTCAGGAACGAAACCCTTCAACCACTCCCAGATCGGGAGCATAGTCGGGTCAAGTACACCGATCCCACCCACGATACTCCAACGCCTTATGGCGTTGGCAACGTGGATCACATCAGTGAGCCTCGAGAGAGGCTTCCTAACATAGAACGGGGTGATGTCATAGCCACTATCGTAGTGGCCGCCACAAGACTCACGAAAGGAACCTGTCCAAAAAGACTTCTCAGGGTTAACCGAAAAGCCCAAAACGGACAAGACCCACATAAGGTCTTCAGCTAGCGTATGAGGGACTATAATGTCATCCCCATACACACTAATGACACCAGAGGTCCCCGTCAAATAGGCGCAGGATCTAGCAATGGAGTAAAAGAGCAAGCTCTCTAACTCGAATGTAAACCCGTTACCCATCGACGAGAACATCTCATTAGAGTGTTCCTCACCATCGATCATGGTGACCGGACTCCGCAAGCTATTAAGCAAGGAGAACCAGAGAGGAGGTAAGAGAAGCTCCACAAGGGAGCAACTCACCGAATCACTCGCGGAACTTAGATCAAGCGTCGCCAAAGACCCAGAAAGGGATCCGAGGCGAGCAAGCTCACGGTTCTTCGATTGATCGTTGAGGTCAATACCCCTCCTTTTCAGAGAGCGTCGGAAAGAATCCCCAACACCCTTCTGTAGGAACATGTTCAAATCGGGTTCCTTTGCAGCAACCCGATCGATCTCCGTGTTCTTGGGCACAGTAAAAAGGACGTTCCCGGGGACGACGTTAATCGAAACGTCATCCTTGAAGGACGCCCACGCTGGAATTGACTCAAGACTGAGCTCGAACCAATCCAGGGCAGCAGGTGTGATGTCTGCTTGTCCGAGGTACTTCCCCGCGGGATGCGAGGAAGCACGCGACCGACTCGTTGAGGCACCCCCTGAGAAAGCACCAATCAAGGTGTCTTCAGGTGGAACTTCTCCAATAACGTCGCACACTACATCACGGCAAACGGTCAAGAAACGATCCCAGGTGACTCGTGGCAAAATATTATAATCGCCGTTGAGCATTAAAAGCCTGACATTCGTTGCTTCATTATCTCTTTCGACAGCGAGCCATTTATTGATAGCTCTCTGCCGGCGGACTGAAGCGGGATCCGTATCACTAGACACGAACTTACTCTTGACTTGTTCCTTCAGGTATCGTACTTTCGGACAATCCGGAAGCTTCTCGATCCTCTGGAACAACTCGTGTGTTAGATGCTCGGGTACTGGAAGGTTGGCGTCGTAACTCGACGGTATCCGACCAGATGTACGCTGAAGTGTTCTTCGCACGTTTCGCTTCCTCTATTGAAGAAAGGAATCCTATCACATGAAGTGACAGAACCACCACAGAAGTGGCTAGAGCGAGCACAACCGCTGTCAAAACGGCTGGCTCGGAATGTCGGCGCATACGTTAGTACACGCCCTCGAGTTTCACAACCGCATCGTTGACCAAAGTCTTCGAGCTCCCAAGGGCGCTCTGGAGAAGGCCAACGACCGAGTTCCGCTCATCCTCAGTAGAGGTTTGATCGAAAGTGAAATCGAGGTTGACATAAGCCGTCCGGACGACCACTGGAGAAACAACCCCATTGATCGTCTGGTTCTGGACAACAGGAATAACCATCCGAATCTCGGACTTATATTTCCCGGAGCTGTTACGCTTCGTGGAAACGGTCATTCGGCTGTCGCCGATCGGGACACCCGACGAGAACACCACAGTTCCAACGTTCTGCACGATATCGCGCGGAACGAAGGTCCAGTTGTTCGGAGTCGGCGTGGAGCGGTCTGTGAGGACCACTGACTGCAACTGAGGCATACATTGTCTCCGTAAGTAGGTATAACTACCTATGCAGCGAACGCAGAAGTGCGATCGCATTTGCCGTATGAGTGTCCGAATAAGGCGATTTCTCATATGGTACCAGCAGTGGCCAGTCCCAATACTTGATCCTCTCATATGCCCGCACCTTAAATGTGTTGACGAATGGCATAAACCATCCGCCAGGATTATCAGGTGTTGAGGTGCATTTAGAGGTAAGAGTCACATAGCAACTCTTATAACCGCCGACGAATTCCAACCCCATAGGTGTTGAAAGGGACTCAAGCACATTACCAATAGGGCAAGCCCAATCGATAACGAATGACCAAGGAACAGTCTCCCAGATCACTGAGGCAGGATTAGCTAATCCCACCCTCTGCGCCCACCGCAAGTCGCTGTCTACCACACGGGCAGTCAACGAGTGAGTGATGGTCCTCGAGTAGGTCATCTGGTTATGGTTAGTCATCCAAGTGTCACCCGTGAAGGGATTCGACGAGGGGTATAACCAATCGTAGTTGAATTCCTCGATAGACTCCTGAGTCTTATGCGTGCCACGGCCCGTCATAAGCTGAGGAAGGGCAGATTTGTCCTCTAAAACACCGACCAAATCGTGGATATCGCTCAATAAGGGACGAATCCCATACTGAAAACTTAACCACCAATCGGCTGGAGTACGAAAGTTACGAAAGTGCTTCAGCACACCAAAGTGAGCCGCAGCGGCATACCACTGGTTCCTCTTCATGAGCACTAAGCCCCTGAAGAGATGTTCAGAACCTTTGGCAATTTCCGTAACGGTCTTTCGGGTTTCGGCCATTGCTGCGCCGAATTGCGCCTTGCTAGAGTTTAGCTTCTGATAAGCTACGTCCAAAGCATGGGCATTTTCATTACCAGGCCAAATAGGCTGGTAATACTCGCCAAAGGTAACACGTCCTTGTGCGAGCGACTGTCGACTCTCGTTGACAGCCAGAAAACCCGTATATCGCCAGGGATCAGGATTACCAGACCAAGGCGGATGCCGCCAAGATCCTCGAACCTGCTTCCACCAAGCCTGCGACCTGAAGTATCCGGACGGCTGACGCCATCCATTAACTTTCAGATTCGTGGACTCGAAGAACCGGGATTGGCCCCACCAGTCGATGTTCATAGGTGCTAGATCGTAACGCTCGCCATTCTCGTGAGAGAGGAAGCAAGTGTCTTGATCGACGCCACCTCTGAACCCCCACTCATTGGACCAACTCGGCATGGAAGTTCTCCCTGAGGAAGTTATTTACTCCGACACAGCTAACGCTGGCTGAGTGAGATGATTTATCAGACGTCATTCATACAAACGGATTCAAACCGTGCTGTTTG